ATGAACTATTCTAACATCCATTACGTGAATCTGCGGGCAGAGATGGCGCGCGGGAATATCGGTATCGGCCAGATGGCGAAAGCGCTGCACATCAGCCGGGACACGATGGCACGGAAACTGGCGGGCAGATCGCCGCTGCATCTGGACGAGGCGTTCCGGATGCGCGATCAGTTCTTTCCAGCGTGCAGCATCGAAGCACTGTTCCAGGAAGAAAGGGAAGAGCGAGGCGCATAAAACACCTCGCTCAGCTGGTAGATTATTTCGTTTTTTTGCTGGGGCGCTGTGCAAGAGCGCTCGCAGCGGCGGTCTTGCTGGCCTTGCCGGTTCGACCGTCACGAAGCACCTTCGACGCCGCGGTCGCGGCTCTGGCGCTTGTCTGCTTGGAATTGCGCAATGTGCTGCCTCCTTTCTTTGGAGAATTGTACGCCGTGCTGGTAACACGACATACATTAAATATACAACATATTGCGCTAAATATCAAGCGATATAGCATATTTAGTATACAAAAAGAAGAAAAAACACCTGTGAGGCGCTTGCAGATGTTTTTGACAAAATTCATTCGATTGAAGGTGAGGACATGAACAAAACGGCGAAAATGATGATCGCAAGCAATGGGAGGCAGAGTGCGGTACTGCTCGACGGCGTTATGATCGGCGTCGGCGTTGACGGCGTCCGCCTTGACGTGAAGGAGGGCGTATCGAAGCTGAGCATTACCGGCATTGATGTGGCGCGGTTCCGCGCCGGGACAGAAGAGGACTTTGAGCGCTTTTGCACCGGATTGTCAGGGAATGAACTGAGCGGAGAATGATAGCCATTCCTTTATGGTGTCGACGGGCAAATTCTCCATGAATATGATGCCGGAATCGGTAAGCGTGTAATTGCCGCAGATGTCTGTTTTTACATATTTCGCGTTTGACAGCTCTGCCAAGCTGTCGGAGACGGCTGCATCAATGGCGGCGGCATCGTGTGATTCGGTATCGAAATAAACCGCGGAGGATTTTGCTTCTCCGCTTGCGCGCCTCGATTTATAGGCTTTGTAGATCGTAGCGAGAGTCTTTTTCGCGTCTCTGGTAAGTGTGTGATCCATGAATTTTCCCTCCTTACTTCAGCAGTTCTATTCCAGCTTGGAGGATGAAGGAGGAAATGCTGGATATGGCAGCGTTGAACACACTTGGGAAATGAGACTTTAGCTTTTCCCATGTGGTCGGATTTTTCGTCAATTTCAAGTATTCAGTTCCTTTTGCCGAAATACCTGTAAAAACATATGAACGTGCTCCGCCCTTGAGTGCTGTGCTGCGCGGGATGGGCAGATTGACTAGCCCAAGCTTCACCAGATATTCCGCAGCATTGTAAATGTCGTCGGATGTGTAATTGCCGAGCGGCTCCTCATGAAGCACCTTTTTGAGCTTTATGGGCTTGACACGTTTTCCGGTACTGCTGATTTCAAGACAACTGTCGAGGTATTGCAGCAAATCACGGGCGCAATCTTCATTTACCATGAGTGGTACATCCTTTCATACGCAGAATTTCCATGTTTTCCATTTGCAGTATATCAGAGAACGCCGAAGTTTTCAATATCAGCACATTTTTTTAAAGGAGAGAGGTACATATGCCGCGAGAAAAAGAAACCTTCCGGCTTGAGCTGGAGGAAATCTTGAAATTCACCGGCGGACGCCGGGTGCTGACGGTGACGGACGTCAGCAATTATACAGGGCAGAGCCGGCGGGTGTGCCGCGAGCGGTACAACGTCAGCGGGAAAGAGGGCATCAGCGCTGTGGCGCTTGCCCAGATGTTGGCCAGATAGGTCAAGAGAAAGGAGAAACCAATGAAAGCAACAGGAATCGTCAGAAAGGTCGACGAGCTCGGCCGCATCGTGATCCCGAAGGAGCTGCGGCGGACGCTCGGAATCAACGAGAAAGACCCCGTCGAGATCTACACGGATGGGAAGGACATCATCCTGCACAAGTACGCGCCGGGCTGTGCGTTCTGCGGCAGCGTGAACGACATCCGGTACATCCACGGCACGCCGGTGTGCAATATCTGCGCGAACAACATGCAGATGCTGTACCGCACGGCAGAAGGCGGTGACGACGAATGAAGGTGTTCGGAGATCCGCGCGACAAGAAAAAATTCCGCCGCTACATCGTATGGGGCGTTGAGGACGGCATCGTCTGCGCGTCCTTCATGGCCGGTATCGCGCTCGCCGGGTGGGTGTTCCACCTTATCTTCTCGGTCCTCGGCGTCGCATGAGACGTCCGGAGGTCATCTATATGTCCCCGGAAGAGCTGGCGGAGCGCCGCCGGCATGACCGCTGGGCCGCAAAAGGCCGCGCGCGGGTGGCGCTCCCGGGCCGTGTGGCCGTGATCGTACCGTGCGCATCGCCGTTCGCGGCGATCCAGTGCGCGGCGGAGCTGTGGGGCGTCCCATGGCAGGAAGTCGTCCACGGGGCGCGCGTCATGTGGGCGCCACCGGAGACATAAAAAGACACCGCCTGCGAAGATCGTCAAACCCGCAGGCGGTGAAAACCCAATAGCGCAGGGCGCGCTACACTATATATATATTATAGCACACAGTTGCCTGCCCTGCAAGCCGAAAAACGCTGACGCCGCAAGGCGTTTTCAGCTTCGGTAAGACCAATTACTAACTCGACCGGAGACAGGGAGGCAATCATGCCGTATGTACATCGCACCGTCGTGTGCGGCGACACGATCGAGCACCGCAAAATGTATTCATCCCGTGTGCACAGCAAGGAGGTCAAGCCGCGCAAGCGCGCATTTGCCGGTGAGACATCGCTCCGCCAGGAGCGCATCAACGAGCGCGTGGCCGAGGAACATCTGCGCTGGCTCATCAACTGCAACTACCATTATGGCGACTTCCACCTGGTGCTGCACTACTGGTGTAAAACCATCACACTGGAACAGGCCGAGCGGGACAGGGCCGCGTTCTTCCGCGAGCTGCGCAAGGCGTACGCCAAAGCGGGCAAGCGCTTGAAATACATCGCCGTGCTCGAAACCAAGCACATGACGAACGTGCATCATCACATCCTCCTGCCGCGCTTTGACGCGCAGATCATCGCCGCCGCCTGGACAAAGGTGACCAATGGCGCGGGCTCTATCAGCTTCCAGATGCTCGATGACCGCAAGAACCACGCAAAGCTCGCGTCCTACCTCATCAAGGAATCACGCTCCACCATGCGCCGCTGCCGCGAGCAGGGTATCCGCCGCCGGCGGTATACCTGCAGCGCCGGCATGGCCAAGCCGGAGATCCGCTATCAGGTGGCCAAGGCCGAGACGTGGAGAAAAGAGCCGAAGGCCAGACGGGGGATGCATCTCTATCGCTTTGACGATGGGTCGGAGTATAAGAGCGGCTGGCACGAACTGAGCGGCTGGCCGTGGCAGGAGTATTACGAGATCAAAGACACCGCATAGGAAGGAGCAATTACAATGGGCATCAGCATGGACAGCCTGCCGCCGCGCTATCAGAAACAGGCGGCGCGCAAGCTGGATCCTGTGGCGTATGAAAAGGCGCTGCAGTTTTTCCACGCCGAGGAGGACAAAAGCCCCGTGCGTCAGGCGCAGGGGAGCATCAGTCACGCGCTTGGCGAGAGCTTCGAGGCACAGATTCTCGCCGCGTGCGAATACTACCGGTCGGTCTGTTACGCGGAGATCGACAAAACGCCGGAGCCGATCAAGGTCATTTCCGGCCGGCATCAGAATCCGAGCGGCTGCTGGTCGTTCGAGGCGGTTTTCACCAAGCAGGCGCAGCCGGATTTTCAGGGCACGATCGACGGCGGCCGCAGCGTTGTATTTGAAGCCAAGGCCACGGACAAAGACCGCATCCTGCAGAGCGCGGTGACGCACGAGCAGGCATATGCCATGCAGTCGCATGCCCAGAAGGGCGCACTGGTCTTTGTGCTGGTGTGTCTGCGCGGCCGCGCGGTCTATCGCGTGCCGTGGGAAGTCTGGTGGCGGATGAAGGAGCATTTCGGCCATAAGTACATGACGGCCGAGGAGCTGGAGCCGTACCGGGTGCAGATGCGCCGGGGCGTGATCCTGTTTCTCGGCGATCCGGGGGAGGATGCATGATGCTGCGCACACAGGAGACACTTGACGGCGAGATCATCGTTGACAGCTTTGCCGGTGGCGGAGGCGCGTCCACGGGCATTGAGCTGGCGCTGGGGCGAATCGTCAATGCGGCGATCAATCACGACCCGGCAGCGATCCGGATGCACGAAGCGAACCATCCGTACACGGAGCATTACCAGGCATCTGTCTGGGATGTGGATCCGGAGACGGTCTGCCGAGGTCGGCCGGTGGCGCTGGCATGGTTCTCGCCGGACTGCAAGCATTTTTCAAAGGCAAAGGGCGCGGCGCTTGTTGACCGCAAGATCCGGGGCCTCGCGTGGATCGCCCTGCGCTGGGCGGCGAAGGTGCGCCCGCGCGTCATCATCCTTGAAAACGTCGAAGAGTTCCAGACGTGGGGGCCGGTACGTAAGGGGAAGCCGGTAAAGAAACTGGCCGGTACGACGTTCCAGAAGTTTGTCGGGCAGCTTCGGGCACTGGGGTATACCGTGGAATGGCGCGAGCTGGTGGCAGCCGACTATGGTGCGCCGACTACCAGACGTCGGCTGGTGCTGATTGCCCGCTGCGACGGACGTGCGATCGTCTGGCCGGAGCGCACACACGCCCCGCGAGACAGTGTGGAAGTGCGTAGCGGAAAACTGCTGCCATGGCGCAGCGCCGCGGAGATCATCGACTGGTCGCTGCCGTGCCCTTCGATTTTTTCGACGAAAGATGAAATTCACGAGCGGTACGGCATTTCCGCCGTCCGGCCGCTGGCGGACAACACCATGCGCCGCATTATTCGCGGCGTGGACAAGTTCACGATCAAATCCGGGGCACCGTTCATCGTTGATTGTAACCATTCCGGAGGTGGGCACGTCACGGATAGCCAAGAGCCGTGTAAAACGATTACGGCAAAGCACACCGGAGGCATTTGCCGGCCGATTCTCGCTCCGCTGACGATGACAAATACCAGCAACAGTGTCGGGGCGCCGGTCTCCGCGCCGATGAACACCGTCCGCACAGGCGGTGGCGGCGGTCAGATGCTTGTAACCACATCGCTGATGTGCATTGGACAGACCGGGGGCGGGAATCGAATAAGGAGCCTGCACGAGCCTGCACCTACGACTGTATCGAAACAAGAGGCCTGCCTTGTTGCCACGTCACTGATCCAGTATCACACGGAGAAAACAGAAAGCGCCCGAGCGGCTGGACTGGATAAGCCCGTCTGCACGGTGGACGCCTCGAACCGTTACGGCCTTACCTGCGCGAATCTGGTGGAGTATTACGGCGGCGGCCGGCCGTTGGATGTGCAAAGCCCGATGCATACGGTCACGAGTCACGACCGGGAAGCCGTGGTTGCTGCACATGTAGTCAAGTACAAGCGGGACGAGGTCGGCACACGGCCGTCGGAGCCGCTGCCGACACAGACAGCGGGCGGCGTGTTTGGCTGCTGCAAGGCAGTGCTTTGTAAAATCGGCACATCCGAGCGGATTCACTACTGGCCGCAGATCCGCGATCTGCTGAACCGGTACTGTGGCTACGCACTGGGCACGGATGACCTGCTGCTCCTGTCAATCGGCGGTGTGCTGTACTATATCGCGGATATCGGCTTGCGGATGCTGTCGCCTCGGGAGCTGTACAACGCCATGGGCTTTCCGCCGGATTACATCATCGACCATGATGCGGACGGAAAGCCATACCCGAAGACACAGCAAGTAGCCAGATGCGGCAATGCCGTCTGCCCGCCGATGGCTGCGGCCGTTGTGGCAGCGAACCTCCCGGAGTATGCAGCGCCAGGGAAAATTGAGACAATGGCCGCACTCGCTGATGCGGTGGCCATGTAAAAAACAAAGGAGGACAATCATGAATCACGAAACCCAAAGAGCGAGCATCCTGCAGATGGCGCAGGGTGCATTCCAGGAGCGCGTGGACTATGAGATGCAGCGCTGTGTTGACAACATCCTTGACGTCAACACCAAAGCAACCGCAAAGCGCAAGATCACGCTGACGATCGAGCTGACACCGGACGATGACCGCCGGCAGATCCGCGTGAATGTTGTTGCCAAGGCCACGCTCGCGGCGACCAATCCGGTCGCAACGTCGCTTTGCGTTACCACTGATGGCAATGGGGAAATGGTCGTTGCCGAAATGGTGCCGCAGCTCCCCGGCCAGATGCGCATGGACGGGCATGAACAGGAAGCACCGAAAATTCTGAATCTGCTGCAGGCCAGCCAGCAGGCAGCCGAATAACGAAGGAGGATATGACAATGTTCGCAGAAATGATCGACAAAATCGTGAGCCTGAAAGAAACCAAAATCTTCGAAATTGATGGGCAGACCTATTCCGACGCCAATCTTACGCGGATCCCGCCGCATGTGGATCGTCCCGATTCCGTCAGCGTCAGTGGTCTGGATGCTGTCTGCAAGCTGGTGCGCACCGAGATCGCAAAGGTTGGGACGACCATCATGGTACATGTCCGGGATTATAACAAGGTCGAAGTAATGACGACGTATCTGCCGGACTTCTCCCGCAATGTCCTGTATCGTGCGCAGGCGGACGCGCCGGGCATGCGCACTGGCTGGCGTGACCGAGAAACTGCGCTGATCGAGCTGCGCAGTTTGTTCATCCCGAACGGAGGCACGGAGTATCTGCTGGATCTGCTCAGCCGTATGTCCGATGAGAACACAGTGTCTACCAACGATAATGGCGTCACGCAGGCCGTGACGGCGCGGCAGGGCGTTGCGCTCAACGCAGTCGTTAATGTGCGGCCGCGGATTAAACTGCAGCCGTTCCGCACGTTCCTTGAGGTCGCGCAGCCGGAAAGCGAATTCCTCCTGCGCGTGGACAGCGAGAAAGGCATCGCCTTTTTCGAGGCGGATGGCGGCATCTGGCGTCTGGAAGCGAAACGCAACATCGCTGAGTATTTCGAGCGCGGCCTGAAAGACCTGATTGAACAGGGCAAGGTCGTCATCATGCAGTGATTCGATAGCACACTGGGCGGGAGAATTCGCCCGGTGCTCTGAAAGGAGGGCAACCATGAAGATCTACATATCAGGGAAAATCGCCGGGGATCCGGATTATAAGGGGAAATTCGCCCGAGCGGCTGCACAGCTTGAGCAGATGGGCGCGACGGTCATCAATCCGGCCACAGCGCCGGAGGGGCTGGCCAAGCTGGACTATATGCGCATCTGTTTCGCCGAGATGGAGGCGGTGGACTACGTCGTGTTTCTTCCGGACTGGGCGGAATCTGCCGGTGCGAAGCTGGAACGCGCGTGGTGCGACTATGTCGGCGTGCCGACGATGAATTATGATGATTTTCTGGAAGATATGCTAGCAAGGGAGAAGCGCGGTGGAACTTTCCGTGACCTGCTGGCTGTTGAGTATCCTGCTTTGGTAGATGAAGCATTTTCCGGTGGCTGTTGTGGATGCCCGCAAGACTATGGCTACGAGCCGATGAACAAGCCGTGCCCGCATAGTTCGGTGAATGCTGTGTTGTGCGCGGCCTGCTGGGATCGCATCGTCCCGGGGAGCGAGGCGGTGTGAAATGATGACTGACAAAGGAGGTGAGGATGTTGGACTGGAAACGGGAGGCGGCTGATGAGCTGCGCAACTACATGAACCGAAAGGCGGCAATTGCAAACATCAGCGATCAGATCGCTGACCTGGCGACAGAGATCACAAGCATCCGCAGCGCATCGGCGGACGGCAGTCCGGTCGCCGGCGGCTCAAACGGCAGGGACGATGCGCTCGTCAACAACATCCTGAAACGTGAGCGGCTGGAAGAGGCGCAGCGCTTGACCGAGAACCGGGTGCGCCGCGTGGATCGTGCCTTGAATCAGCTCTCAGAGCGGGACCGCTGCGTGCTGCAGCGCTTTTATATCACGCCGTGCATCGGCGGCGTCGAGCGGCTGTGCCGGGAATTGGCCATCGAGAAGCCAACAGCATACCGTTGGAAAGACAGCGCGCTGCGGAATTTCACGATTATCATGTATGGCCTCACGGAGAGCTGACGGAAAGATGAGAAAAAAGTGAGACGATTTTTTCGAAAATCTGTGTTAAAGTGATATCGCGGGATTGCGAGAGAGACCAGTCCCGCAAGTCACTTTGTGATATACCTCTCTTCCTTTGATCCTTTTTGCAGAATGTACGCATGGCTTTTTCTCTTGTCTCTGTCAACTCCGGTTTTCTCATGTCTCTCAACAAAGCAAAGCACCGGCCCGGCTTCGGGTTCGGTGCTTTGTGCATTCTGGTGCGGTTATGAATCTGAAACAACTTACCTATAAACTGCAGGCGGCGCTGAACCAGCGCGGCGAGCATTACAAAGTCAATCAGCTACAGCACTACTCCGAGCGGCTTGGCCGGATGGTAACAAAATACGTGCTGGAAAAGGCAGAAACCGATGAAACCGGGAAGCATATCAGCACGCGCGTACTGGAGACTTACAGCATGGCGGATGTCGTAAAAACGCTGGCGAAAATCTATAGCGGGTGATCCCATGAATCTCACGCCAAAGCAGCGCGCTTTTGCGGATTTTTACATCGAATTGGGCAACGCGACCGAGGCGGCGCGCAGAGCAGGGTACTCGGCGAAAACCGCCAAATCCATCGGAGCGGAAAACCTGACAAAACCTGACATCAAAATCTATATAGCGCGGCGGCAGGGAAAAATCGAATCCGAGCGCACGGCATCCCTGAAAGAGATCCAGGAGCTGCGCACGGCGATCATGCGCGGGCAGGAAAAAGACCAGTTCGGCATCGAAACCTCCATCGCTGACCGTCTACGCGCAGCCGGCGACCTTGAGAAGTCGCTGCGCATCAAGGAAGAGCAAGAAACAAAGGCGGCAGCGCGCGCATCCGCACATTATGAGCTGCCGGCGCGCGTACTAGGACGGGCGTTTGTGGACATCAACCGGCGCATTCAGCCGAACATGACGTATGTCTTTGAAGGCGGCCGCGGCGGCCTGAAATCGTCGTATATATCCCTGAAAATCGTCGAGCTGCTGAAAAACAACCCGACGATGCACGCCTGTATCATCCGCAAAATGGGCAACACCCTGAAAGACAGCGTGTATGCCCAGATGAAATGGGCGATCAACGAACTGGGGCTATACGATGAGTTCAACTGCAAGCTGTCGCCGCTGGAAATCGTGCTGAAAGAAACCGGCCAGACGATTTATTTTCGCGGCTGTGACGACCCATTGAAACTGAAATCCATCAAGCCGCCGTTCGGCTATATCGGAATCCTGTGGAAGGAAGAAAAAGACCAGCTTTGCGGGCCGGAAGAAGAACGTTCTATTAACCAGTCTGTGCTGCGTGGCGGCGCGGATTCTTACGACTTTTCGTCCTATAACCCGCCGAAAAGTAAATCCAGCTGGGTCAACAAGGAGCGGCTTGTCCCGGATCCGGGGCGCGTTTTTCATCATTCCAGCTACACGGAAGCGCCGCCGGAATGGCTGGGTGCGAAGTTTATCGCCGACGCGGAACACCTGAAAGAGGTCAACCCAGCGGCGTATGAGCACGAATATGAAGGCGTGGCCAACGGTGACGGCGGCAGCGTCTTTGACTATCTGGAGCTGCGGGAGATCACAGACGAAGAAATGTCGCATTTCGACCGCATCTTCCAGGGCGAGGACTGGGGCTGGTATCCCGACCCGTATTGCTTCATTCGCTGCTACTACGACAGCGACCGCGAGGCGGTGTATATCTTCGCAGAACACTACGTCAACAAGGAATCGAACGAACAGACGGCGCGTTGGATCATCGAACACGGCTATGACGATTACACCATCACGGCCGATTCGGCCGAACCGAAAAGCGTCAACGATCACCGCGAAATGGGCCTACCCGTCACCGGCGCCGTTAAAGGCCCGGGGTCGATCGAACACGGTATGAAGTGGCTGCAGCGCCGGCGCATCATCATCGACCCGGTGCGCTGCCCGAATGCAGCGAAAGAATTTTCAGAATACGAATACGAGCGGGACAGGGACGGCAACGTCGTCACCGGATACCCGGATGTGAATAACCATAGCATCGACGCCACGCGGTACGCACTGGAACCGCTGACGATGCGCAGGGGGGCAAGTGCATGACTGTAAATATTTTGGGGACGGAATATGAAATCATTGAAGCCACGGCGGCCGAAGATGCAATGCTTGAGAAATGCGATGGTTACTGCGACAAAACGGTAAAGACCATTGTTATTTCAAAAAAGGCCAAAGACTGCGACCTGAAAGACTTTAGCGTCTATCAGAAAAAAGTTATGCGTCATGAGATCATTCATGCATTTCTGTTTGAAAGCGGGCTGTCCGAAAACTTTACGCATCCGGAATACGGCCACGACGAAACATACGTGGACTGGATTGCTTCGCAGTTTCCGAAAATGTGCGAAGTGTTCAAGGAGGTTGGCTGCCTGTGAAAATCAATATCCCGCTGGACAGCGTGAAGAAGCAGATCCGCGAAGAATTCCGCATTGCGCCGCTGGTAACGCCGGAAATGCGCGAAGCGGAAGATCTGTGGATGCAGATCTGGATGGGTACACCGCCGTGGGCAAACGTTCAGGATCGCACCATCAATTTTGCAAAGGCCGTGACCGGCGAAGCTGCGCGCCTTGCGACGATGGGCGTCAGCGTCGAACTGTCCGGCTCGGCCCGCGCGGATTGGCTGCAGGAACGTCTGAACGAAGAACTGATTCCGTTCCTGCGTGACATGGTGGACGTTGGCTGCGCCGCCGGTATGTTCCTGCTGAAACCCACGCCGGACAGCATCGGTCTGTACACGCCGCCGGAATTTACGATCACCGCTGTGGATAACCGCAAGCGTGTGATCGGCGTCGTGCTGTATGACACGAAGGCAACGCCGGATTATTACTACATCAAGGCCGAATACCACCGCTATGAAGGGACGCATTATGTGGTTTCCAACCGTGCGTTCCGGCTGGCGAAGGGCAAAGCATCGGCATCACGTGTGAATCTGGATGAAGTGCCGGATTGGGTGGGCATCCTGCCGGACGCCGTGCTGGATGATACCGCGCCGCTGTTTGCCGTGTGCACCATGCCAGATGCCAACAACATCGACGGCGGCGCCTGCGGTATGTCCATCTATGCAAACGCCCTGCCGGAACTGCGGGGGCTGGACGTTGCATGGTCGGCGATGGTGGACGAAATTCAGGATTCCCGGTCGATTGCCCTTGTGGATGACCGTCTGCTGCGTGAGCCCGGGCGGAAGAATGTTTCCGTGCGGCTGCCGCGCTATGTGCAAAACGTTACCGGTTCAGCGGCGGAAAGTTTTTATCAGGAAATCGATCGCAAGCTGAAAACCGGCGAACGCCAGACCGGCATCAATATGCTGCTGCAAAGCTTGTCGACCAAGTGCGGCTTTTCCGAAGGCTATTTCAGCTATAACGAAAAGCAGGGCCTTGCCACTGCGACGCAGGTGGAAGCCGATGACCGCCGCACCATCCAGCGCATCAAGGACATCCGCGACCGCATCCAGGCAGCTGTGGATGACCTGATTCAGGCATTGAACGACTATGCCGATATCTACGATCTGGCGCCCTATGGCACGTATACCGTGGCGTACAATTTTGGGGACATCACGTATAGCTACGAAGAGGACCGGCAGAACACGAAAAGCCTTTGCCAGCTCGGCGTTTTGCCGTGGTGGATGTATCTGGTGCGCTTTGAAGGGTTCAGCGAGGACGACGCGAAAGCGGCCTACGCCGAAGCAAACACAGCGAAACCGGGGCTGTTCCCTGATACCGAATGATCACCCCGGAACAGTTTCAGGAGATCGGCGAAACTCTGCTGCCGTTGCTAGATGACCTGACGGAATGGATTGCGCGCGACATGATCGAGCGCTTCATGATCCGCTTCGGCCGCGGCGAAGAAAAGCTGCTGACCGGCACGGATGAATGGCAGGCGTGGGTGCTGAAACAGGCCGGCGGGAATCTGGACGAAATCCAGAAGGCGTTGGCCAAAAGCACCGACAAATCGCAGCAGGAAATCGCAAAGATTTTCAAGGACAGCGGCATTCAGGCAGCAAAAGCGGATGCAGAAGCCGCCGCCGTGACGTTTTCCGGCCTCTCGTCCGGCATGATGGCGATCATCACGGACGCTTATGAACGCACTGTCGGCGAAATTTCCAACATCACGCGCACGACGGCCGGCGCGACCAATCAATCGTTTATCGATATCTGCGACGCGGCGTATTGGAAGGTGCGCACCGGCGCGCAGTCCTACACCGCCGCCATGCTGGAAGGCGTGAAGGCGCTGGGACAGGTGCAGCCAATCGTGCGCTATCCGTCCGGTCACAAGGACACGCTGGAAGTGGCAGTTTTGCGCTGCATCCGCACCGGCGTGGCGCAGTCGTCCGGGAACATGACGATCCAGCAGTGCAAAGACATGGGCTGGAATCATGTGCTGGTGTCACAGCATCTGGGCGCGCGTGTGTCAGATACCGACCCGGTCGCCGATCATGCCGGCTGGCAGGGCAAGGTGTACTGCATCGACGGAAAGGACGCGCAGTTCGATAACCTGCTGGACGCGACCGGCTACCCGGAAAATCCGCTGGGCCTGTGCGGCTATAACTGCCGCCATTCCTTCACACCGTTCCTGCCTGGCGTT